GTCCGTTTTCCTGTTTCTTAATTTCGCCATCTTTATAATGAAGATTGTGAAGACCACTATTCTTCAGAAAAGAAGAATGGTAGTTAGGAGGAAGTTTTGGAAGAAGGAGAGTTGTAAACTCCTTAATGATGTCTCTATTCAAATTGTCGGTAGCAGCAGTGTAATCTCCACTTATTAATAATGGGAGATTATGTTCATTCTTGAAACTATTAAGAGTTTTCAAGACATCCTTACCATGTGTTAAAGGAAAGCAATCAAATCTTTCTAAAGAACGCCAAAGCCATAACTGAACTTCTTTCATTGGAAAGAAGTTAGCGGGTTCAGCTGTAATTGTTCTTATTTTTAACGGTTCAAGGATACTATGAACTTTAACGGAAGGGTGTATTGTATCTGTATCATTTAAACAAGAACGAGGCTTGATAGAAGAAAAACTATTATTAATGATAGCAAATTTTCTTAAATCGCAATGTCTCGTGCTTTTTAGATTCAGAGAAACAATACTCTGTGATCCTCCTTTCGATAGTGGATTCTCAAAACAAGATCTTCTTGATAAAGAAGAAACACCTTTTGTTTTGAAATCAGGGATTTTATTAATAATTCCCCTTACTCTATCTGAAAAGACCAGGTAATCCTTAATATCCTCTTTAATGATAGGAAGACACGAAAGTGTATTCCTATGTTTTTCTTCACTTTTAATAATGAAAGATTGAGGAAGAGGAGGACAATCTCTTTTTAAATATAAGAGACTGATAAGGAAACTAAGGGTTCTTTTCTTCTTTGTTGCACATCGTCGGTTGAAATATTTAACACAACCCAAGTGAAAATCAAAGAAATGTACCGGTTCATCTGGTACAACTGGATCACACAAATACTTATTCATTCTATATGAAGTAAAGTATTTAAACGACTCAACTACACTGTTAATAGTGTAGGTATTACAAAAAGTAATCAACTTTTTGTATACTTTTCTGAAGGTTTGATTGGTAGAAATACCAAAAAAATTAAAAAACGAGTATACGGATCTTAAAAGGTCGCGTAGAAAAGCTCGTTCTTCAGAATTGTATTGTGAATTAGCCTTGACGGTGTTAGCTATTACACCTCTCCTAATGTTCACATAAGGTCTTAAAGCGTTTCGATTTAGAGGCTCTTTAATGACGGTGTTGACTGTGAGAATCAGTTGATACTATCTATATAGACAGTAGTCTTGGTTCGATTTTTTTGAACCAAGAGTTAAACAGATGATTAG